TGGTGCCGTTCGATTGCGTACTTGTGGCGGGCGTCCTCATAGAGGCGGACGATGTGACAGCACCATTCGCCATCGGCTTCGAGAATCGTCTCTTCGGCGAACGACATGGGGATTCCGTCATGGTCAGGGCAGATTGGCGGTCCGCAGAATCCGAGGTCGTAGCCTTGTTTCAGCCATTCGTCGAAAGTGGGTTTTCTTTTATCAGTCATTCGCATCTCCTATCAGGTCAGGGTATGGAATGTTGAGAAGGGTTACACCGAGAGGGTTTTTGAGTTTGACAGCGCTGTTGTTCCAAAGTGAACCGTATCGTGAAGTGGCAAAAAGAATGAAGTCGATTGCCTCGAAGATTGCTGAATCGTCGTCCCCCGCCACAAATCTGAAAGTCATCTGCGAGTTGCCGCTCACCGATTGAAGCGTATAAATAATCCCGTCCTGCCGCACAAAAACGATGCTAAACAGGGGGTGTTACAAAGTCAAGGATTGTGGAATCCGCCCTCACAACAAGAATCCCGTTCACCGCAGTTGTGGCAACGATAGTGGGCGTGTTCTGGTCGCATCGGCGTGTAGCAATGCCCGCAAATGACAGACCAGTCGAGGCTCTCAGGAGCCTTCCACGGCTCAGGTTTAGGGTCTTCGCCCATCCTGCCGCCGACCACTAGAAGCCGCCGTAGACCTCGGCGAAAATGACTCTGGTAGTGATGACTGTGGATTGATTTGTCAACTGCTCAAGTTTCCAAACATACGAAGTGTTTGGCTTGTATTTCCACGCTCCGTGGTTTTCCCCTGACTTACCGCCGCTTTTGCCTGCGGTGACGAGGGTGATGTCGATGGTGGTGCCGCCGCTGATTGAGGTGGGGTTCGTGTAAAACAGGGTGGTTGGTGTCGTGTTTTTTGTGCGGTTGAGGTTGACTGGCGTGATTGCGGAAGTTCCGTTCGTAACGGTCGGGGTTTCGAGCATCGTCATTTTGACTGGTTCGGTGCCTGATTCGAGTTCATACAAGGTGATGAGTGGCGGATTTGCGGCAGTTTTGATTTGCAGATAGGTGGTTTGATTACCAGTAAGCGAAGTGGAGAACACCACTTGGTAAAGCAACCCAGCCAACGACATCTCGAGCGGTTCGAGGCGGGAAAAGTGGTTAGTCATCGGTTTCTGGCTTTCGCATACCGTACTCGAAAAGTTGAGTGTCCTCACTCAACCAGTCATCACCTGTTTCAACAGTCCAATCGTATGTGTTGACGAGTCTTTCAATCACCAGTTCGTCTTTTACGGTGAACGAAGGCTCAAAGAGGCGGACCCTGTTGTTTGGTTGGATGGCAATGTTTCCGTTGTCGAGTTCGATGACATGCCCGCATTTGTGTTCGTTCGGTGAGTTTGAGTAGCCGCAATCGACCGTGTTCGGGTCGGGTGTGTGCCAGTCGAGCGTGAAAAGGTAGCGACCTTTATGTGTTTCGCCTTCCCTGTCACGGTAAGACATACGCATGCCGCCAAGTGCGTCGAACTCGGTGACGGTGACGAAGTTTGAGAGACAGTCCCACAAAACGAGGTCTTTGAGGTGCATTGGCGGTGCGTCTTCGTGTGTGCAGAACGCTGAAATAGGCATCCTCCACCATAATCCTCCGTCTTCCATAAGGAAGTGGAAGAGTGGCGGTTTTCCAACCATTGAGGCGACGCCGAAAACGACGCAGGGAAACTTTTTGTCGTGCGAATCCTGTTGGTCCCTGAGGAAGTTGCCCCTCACATACCACTGTTGGATAGGGATGTTGGCGTTTAGTTCTGGCATGCCGAACACGCTTCGGTTATGTTGCCGTTGCGAACTCGACGATATTCTTCCTCGAGAGCCTTGATGGTTCGCATGAAGTTTTCGATTTCGGCTGGTCCTACGAACACTTTGCGGAGATAGATGATTGCGGAAGCGATTTCTTGTGCCGTCATAAGAGACAGAACACTAGACGCTTGTTTCGTTGTCCTCCGTCGACTGGAGTGGATAAAGGGTGGTCCATTCACTTCCCCATAGGTTGCAGGGGTGCTTGCCAAGTTTTATGGCGATTTCGTCTGCTGAACGCCAACTGACCCGTCCGCCACGCTTCCAAATGGCAACTGTAGCGGGATGAACCCCAACATGTTGTGCAATGTCTTGAAGGGAAGTGTCGTTGTCAAACTGGCGAAGTATCGGTGCCGCCGAAAGAAACATTTTGAACGATTCCGTTTTGCGTTTCGTCACGCTTGCCTCTCCTTTTTTCCTTCGTCAACTCGCCAAAACTTTTTCCCGCCATCTTTTTCTTGAAGTGGCTGATGTTGTTTGCCGTGATGCCGATTTTGGTCGTGGGCAACATGATAGCGAGAAGGTCGTTCGCATCCTGTGACAGGTAACCCGCCGTTTCGAGTGCTTCGGTAGTTGAGAACACTTCGGCGTGGCGTTCGCCGTCGATGAAATGGTCCTCCAGTCCGCCCGTGGAGAACAGGTAACGGAAGTTGTTGGGGAAACGGTGGGCGTTCACTTTGAACAGCGAAACTTCTTTGGTGTAGGCATAAAACAGGAGATGTGGGTTAGCATTGGCGATGTCAAGCCACAAGTCGAGGTACCACTCGGCGAAGAAGTCGCCTGCGTCGTGGATTCTGATTGCTGGAAGTCCGCTTCGTGCCCAGCCCTGCATCCAGTCGTCAAGTTGGTGGTGTTCGATTGGATGCGGTAGTTGTCGTGGTCCGACGATGCGGTTGAACTTTGGTTGCCGCAACTCAAACAGCATCGCATCACGCCATTCTTCAGGTGTGTCAAGGACGAACTGGAGGTTGCGGTCGTGTGCCGCTTTGACATTCTTGAACAGGTAGGTGCCGTTGCGGGCGTAGCACAACTGGGCGCAGATTCCTGCCTGCGGGCAGGTCTTGAACCTTGTGCCGTCAGGGAGCGTCGTGTACCACGCTGGAATCGTCCAGTTCCAAATGCGGTGCGGTTTCAGTTCGCTGTTCTGTGTCAACAAGCCCATCGTCGAATAAGGATAGTTGGGAGGTATCAGGGGTATGGATGTTGGCGAGGACCGTCGCATAAAGGTTTGGGTCGTCGCCGATGAACTCGTGGGAGAAGCAGAGGGTGCGTTTCAACTCCCAGCGGCTTGTGCCAGTCGAGTCTTCCCTTGCCATCTCGTTCTTGCTGGTCGGTTTCCATAGCGGGCTGTTATTGCGGTAGCCGCCCATTCGGGGGTGGGAGGTCTTCGAGAAGTATCGGTATCCCTCCCTCAGCATGAGCATCCCTAACGCATCCGAGAGCCTCACACCTATCCCCATGCCCTGATAGTCGGGCAGGATGACGGTTCGATGTCCTCGTCTGGCTGGTTGAGGGATTGTGCCTGACGGGTAGGTGATATATGAGGTGAAGCCCACCAGATTGCCGTCTAGGACCCCGCAGATTGCGCCGTGACCGTTGTAGGAGCCTGAGAGGTAGTGGTGGCGTCTAAACAGGCTCCAGAGGCGTCTCCCGTCGCATCTGAAGAGGTCTACGGTTTCAGCCACGGGTGATGGTGCCCACATGCTCATCGAGGGCGATAGCCCAATGGTTGGTCGTTCGCCGCTGGTTGGGGTGGATGACTTCGTTGCTGTCGGTGTCGACCATCCAATCGTGGCGGAGCCATTCAGTGACATCACGGTGGCAGGTGGCAACAACGATTCGGGGGAAAACCAGTGTGTGACGATTGAGTGATTCGCATAGGCTCCGTGCCACGGTGCGGTCAACGAGGCTTGTGAACTCGTCTACAAACAGAATGGATTTATTGTGGGAAGCAACTGAGAGGCGTCTAGCAAGTTGTGCCCGATACTGCTCGCCGTTCGACAGCATGTGAAAGGGCTTGAACCATTGGGGTACTGAGTTGAAACCTGCCGCCGTAAGCATTTGAATCGCATGACTTGAGATAGCAAAATGGTCCAAAATGCAGAAACTTGGGTGCCAGTCATAAAGACCAACTTCATTTTCTAGTTGAGGGTCAAATCCTGCGTTCAAAAGTGCTTGTGTTTTACCTGAGCCTGATGAGCCGACAACAATGCCGATGGTGAAACTGGTTGTAAGGAGCGGTTTGAGGTCAAAAGGTTCGAATCGTGGTTGAGTTGGCGGGGGCGTAAAATCAAACATTTTGGCGACTTCTCTCGCCGTTGACGAATAGGCAAAAGGTTTTGCGTCTAGTTGATGTTGATGTGGTGTGGTGGTTCCGCTACTTTGCTCGGCTCCCATGATTCCTCCTTCTGAAGCATGCGGTCAATGAACTCTTCAGAGGAAACAAGTTCTTGTTTGAGTCTAAAGATTTGCATGTTCAAGCGTTCAACGACCTGCAAAGTAGCGGCGAGGCGTTCGCACACTTCGGCGTAGCGGTTTTCGAGGTCTGGCGTTGACATTACCGACCATGATACAGCATGGTTGAGTGTCCGTGGTGAATCTCAACTTTACCACCATAAAGATTCGTAGCGTTTTACCGCCGACTTATCAAGATGCAGTTCGTAGTTGGCTTCCTTGTAGCCGAGTTTGGCGCAATAGTTCTCCCACCACTCCCAACGCCACCTGTTGAACAAAGCGTGGGGCACTTTTTTGCGGTCCGTCCAATCTTTGGGTATTCCAGCCACCTCCAAGAGTTGCCGTGGAGTCGGTCCAAGAGTGACGATGATGTGTGTAGCCACCACAGGCACCTCAGGAGCCTGCTCGGCGCAAATGGCAAGTTGTTCCCACGGACACCCAAAAGCGTCCAAGTCGATAAGGTCAAACTCCGTCAGGTCCAAGCCTTTCATCACCTTGCGGTTATCGCCCATGATTATCGAAGGCTTGAGATACTTCGCCTTGTCGATTCCGAGCGTCGTGATGTTGATGTTTGGGCAAAGCCTTCGCATCGCCCCCCAAACGATTTCTTGTCCAGCGAAAGCGTCCAACACATGCACCTCAGATTTCCCGATGCGCTCAAGCGCCTCCTTGCGGACCCGCAACTTGGTCGACAAATGACTATTCGGTGTAAGAACTTGCCGTCGCATCAGTGTGTCGCTGATGCAATCTCGACGCCGTCCACCTGCGCCAGTGCAGTATTCAACTTCTCCGTCACTACACCCTGCAAGGTGATTGGAGCCTTGATGAGCCAATACGAGTTGTGGAACGGCTCGAGATTGCGCTTGCGTTTTTCGTTGGGTTCGTCGATTACTTCCCCAATGAGTTTCTGGAGGTCAATCGCATCAAAGCCAGTACCAGCAAGGTCGCTCTCGGTCATCACTTTTTTGAGCAAGTCGCCAAGTTCGTCGAAGTCGTAGGTCGCCAAGTCTGAGGAGCGGTTGTCTGCAAGCATGATTTTTCGTGCCTGTTTGTCGTCACAATCGACGAACAACACGGGCACTGTGTCCAGCCCCATTCGTTTAGCCGCCTGCCAGCGGTGGTTGCCGACCAAGATGTGGTTGGTCGAAGTCTGCACGATGAGCGCCCCGAAGAATCCGTTGGCTCGAATCGACGCCATGATTTTTTCAATGTCCCCTTTGCGGGCGTTTTCTGGATGCGACTTCAGTTCGTCGACTGGGACATGATGAAGAATGTTTTGTTGCACGAAACCTCCCAATGGCTTCCACAAGGCGGAAACTGGCGGAAAGGAGGACGCATCAGTCCCGCCCTGTGGTTGCCTTGCGTTACTCTAACAGGCGCCCGTAAGCAACATAAGCCTCGTTGAGGTCATCGTGAACTGTTGTAAGTATTCCTTTTCTTGCGATGCCCCACTCGAAACCGTGCCAAGTTGTGTTCGTGTCTCGTTGCCAAATGGCATGAGTTCCGTTGGTTTCGATGACAGTCCAAGGGTTGACGCCAACTGGTTCATTTTCTTGCATAACGATTGGGCGCTCCAAGACAATGTGTAGGCGGCGTCGACCCCGCCGTTCTCCCACAGTCAGCCCACCCCAAATCCCTTCTTCATATCTGCCTTCTTCTAAACACGGTTCGACAACTGGGCATACCGCACAGATTGCTTTAGCAACCGCTTCTCGTTGCTGTTGTTCTTTTGAGGTTTCAGTGTCAGAGCCAAAAAATAGGTGGGCTGGTTTGCCCAAACATGCGGCATTTTGACGCCAAGACATGTTGGAAAGCATACGCATCAAACATCGGTTGATGGTGGATGGTTACTTCCACATGAACTCGTTTCCTGCCATATCGGCAAGAGTTGGTTGTTTTGCCTGTCTAAAAGCGGCAAAACGAGCGTCGTGTCCAATCAAGGGTAAAGGTTCTGCTGGCTTCAGATTACGGCGAGAAAGGACCACGCCTTTCACCACTTTGATGTATGTCCACGGTTTTATTTCTTCAACTTTGACCAACCTCAAAAAAGCATCGGCGGCGGCTTGCCGCAATAGAGGAAGGGTTGAGGCGAAGAATACTGAGCCGTTGTTTGTGTAGCCAACAACCAGTGGTGAACCATCCAATCTGGCTAAGTGCAGTGTGTTTGGCTCGTCGGTGTCGAGCCATGCGATAGCCGCCCGACCCTCGAGTTTGTTCAACACTGGAAGCGGGTCTTTCGCATGTTCGATGAGTTGAAAGATTGCTTCGGAATCAACATCTCCTTGGCGAATCCACTTGTGGCTCTCAAATAGTTCGTCGTCGTTGGTGATAACACCGTTGTGGATTCCAACAGTGTTGCCAACAACGATTGGATGGTTGTTGTCGTTGTTTGCTGGGTCACCTTTGGTTGCCCATCGAGTGTGGAGGATTGCAGTCCGTGTGTAAAACGGCATCATGTCGTCGAGTGATTCGACAAACTCGTGAGCGGGAATATCACTCTTGGCGTAAAACACAGTTGCCTTGCCATTGTCGCTCTCAGACCATGCGGCGCCTGTTGCGTCTTCCCCACGCTCTTGAATGGCAAGCAGTAACGATTTTGCGATGCGCCGTGTTTTTAGTTTTTTGTGGTCTTCGTCGTTGATGCAGAATCCTGCGATACCGCACATCAGATTACCTCCTGTTGGTTGATGGTTGCTGTTGGTTCGATTGGGATAAGTTCTGGGCTTACCTGTTGCTGGCGTTTGAGCCAGAAGGTTTTTAGTCGTTGGTCGGTTGGCGTCTTCTCGATGAGCATGTCGAGTAGTCGCTCGGTGCGTTCCACTTGGTTGACTGCCTGTTGGGTTCGGTCATCGGTCTCGTCGCCCATGCCTTGGACAAAGGCGAGAAGGAGGGTGACCCAGTTTTTGACCTTGTTGAAGTTCAAGGTGCCTTGGTGGAGTCGAAACTCGAAGGTGCCGATTTTATTGAATGGCAACACATTGCACGAGCGATATTTTTGAGTGTACCGTTCCAATACCGCATGATTACCATTCTCGAGCAAGTACGACACTTGTTGAACCTCTTGATTGCTAAATGGCAAGCAGAATCGGTTATTGCGTCTCGATGTTGCAACCAGAGTTTGAAATACCGCCTTGTCAAGAGCCGCCCACTGTCTGATGATGTTGGCTCGTTGTTTGTTGGTGAGGTCTCGAGTGAACACATGGATGTGAAGACCACAGTTGCGGTTCGTGGTTGCGGCGTTGCCGTGTTCGACCGACTCTGTTGGGGTTCGCATCGCCAGTAGAACCTTTTGGACCGTTGGCAGGTCAGCAAGTTTTAGGATTGGCGAAACAACCTCACCACCCCATTCACCACCGTGACGAAACTGGGTTACCGAGCCGTCACGCTCGACACGCCATTGCGAATAACGCTCGTTTTCTGGAATATCTCGGTTGCAGGTTTCGCATCGGTTGCCGTGATATTGCATGGAGTGGACATGTGGGATGCCAAGCGCTTGAGCGATGGCGTTAGCGGCGTCATGCTTGTAACGACCCGTGAACTCGAGTTCGATACCGAAGGTGCGTTCTTGCATCGGCAACATCGTCGGTGTGGTGCCAAGTTGTTCAAGCATCGTTGCGGCAATCTCTGGAGTGAGCGAGGTGGCGCTAGTGGCTTGGTTCCAGCGCTGTCGTGCGACTCTGGCACCAGCCGTTTGTCGACGCTGGCGTTGAGTGTCGGTCATCGGCTGAGTGAGAGTTGCGGCACCGATTCGTGCGGCATGACGATTGGCGGCGGCTCGAGCGGTCGACTCGCCTCGCATGCCGAGTTGCTCGGCGATTGCGCCATATGACAAACCGTAGTTTTGGCGTAAATCATACGCTCTGCGGTCGGTCATCTCAGTCACGAATGTTCGGCGTGGCATCTACTTGGCTCCCTTCTCCACGATTCGATTGTACCCCATACTTGTCCCGTTTGCAAGTCGTAGGTTCAGAACTGTTCTCCCTGCCCCGTGCGGACCAGCGGGAACGAATCCTCGAGGAAAAGGATTCGACCTTCGGCGGCTAAACGGCGGACGGTGCGGGGAGCCACACGGTAGTAAAGGCTCAGGGACCACGCTCTAGCGTCGTCCTCGATGTCTAATGCCATGCGGCTTGGGTGACTGTGCTGATAAGCATGGCGGAACTCGTGAAGAAGCGTCACGATTGACGGGTACGGCATGTGAATGGCGTTCGACGCTGGGTAGTAGCACCCGATGCCCACACCTCGTTCCTGCTTGAACAGTTTGGGTTTTGATATCTCGTACACTTTTGACACCGTCTTGAGCCACTGGCGAGACTTCTCCCATTTGGCATCCTCGGTGGCGGCAGTCCACCCTTTGATGAGTTGACGAGTCGCATCAAGCGTCTTGCGATGCTGATTACGGAATCGGCGATGGTAGCGAGTCATCCGAACACCCGCAGGACGAACTGCTCACCTTGCACTTTGCGCTCTTGGAAGTCCTTAGCGGTGTGCGGGAGTCCCGTCACATAACCAATAAGGTTCTTGATGTCGGTATTGTCAAGATATTCGTCAATCGAGTTGACCCACTTGTTGACCGCCTGCTCGTCGATGGCGAGCGTGGACAGTTTCTCGACATTGTCCTCGTTGGTGAAGACCTTGGTGCCGTCAGCCAACTTGAAACCGATGCGGCGAGTCGAGTGCTTGAAGTAACCAGCGCCGTACCAAAAGACCTTGCCCTTGGTGCCGACCTCGTACTTCACGCCATCGTTTTTGAAAGGGTGAATGACCCTAATCTCGGCGCCGACGAACGATTCGATGTACGCATTGGCGACGCCCTCAGCCCAGCGCTTACGAGTATCGAGCGCTATCTGTTTTGCGTAGGCACGGAACTCTGCCTGAACCTCGGCGGGTGCTTCGAAGATAGTAGGTAGTCCCGAGTGACCAACAACATCGCCGTTACCGAGCGAGTAGGCGGTGGAGCCAGTGCTGAATGTCTCGACCTTTTTCAGGTCAGCGAGCCAGACCGTCTCGTAGAAGTAGGAGTCGTCTACGAAGTTCTGCTCCGATTTGGAGAGCGTGTATCCGTTCGGATACTTCTCCTTGAAGTAACCCCCTGCGGGAGCGGTGGATGTTGCCGTGGTCATTGTTTCTCCTTTCGCCACACTTTCAGTGTACCCCATGTTTGGTTCGTTCGTCAAGTCAGTCCACCGTTTTTTCTATGAACCTTGCGAGAATCCATCGCTTGTGCCGCTGGTGCCATTCCCACTGTTTGTATTCGTATTTTGCGAACTGAGGGTCGGTGACCTTAGGAACTTCATCCCCGTACATTTCTTTTTCCCAATCCCAGTGAACCCCGATTTTCCAATCACCTTTAGCCGCAGTTTGTACATCCTTGTATTTGCCTTTTTTGCGTCTCGTCGTGTACTGGTCATCCGTGACTAGCACCGCCCCGATGACGGTGCCTTTTTCGCCTGTCTCAGTGCGAACAACACGGTCACCCGTCTTGAATGGATTTTCTGTGGTCATTAGTCCATCCTTGCGTAAGCATCAGCGTTGATGCCGTATTTTTTGAGCACCGTCACGAAAGCGGCGGCGTGAGCGTGTTTGCGTTCCATGCTCTGCCCGTAGTCACCAATCCAAATCGTCCAGCCACCTTGGTAGCCGTCCAATCGTCCGATGCCTTGAGCCTTGAGCCAAGTGACGAACCCGCCACGAGCAGGTTTGATGTTGACCCAAGCGAACCCGCAGACTCCGTCTTCCACGAACCACTCTTTGCCACCCTCGATTGGTGTGTCGGTGAGTCCGTGAGCCTCATAGACAATCATCGGTTTGGGCGTGACGCCCAATCCAGCGCCTATCCCAGCCCGCTCAGCCTCATAGTAAATCGCTTCGTAATCTACTTTGGTTTTTGTTGCTGTTTTCACTGTGCCTCCCTTGGTCACAACTAAACCCTACCCCACTGGTGACCCTATTGCAAGGATTGGGGCTTTACTAATAATAAACATTTTGGTCGCATAAAGGTTGACAACGGGGCACGAATGGGGTACGGTGGGGTTGTGGAAAGGAGACCACCAATGACCAAGAAAAAAGCCCAACTCAAGAAAATCTTTTTCAAGGAGGGCGTCAGGGCGGGTGCTGTTTTGACCCGCAGGGCGACACTGGAGGCGGATTACAAGGCTCTCATCCGACAGTGGTTCTGGCTGGAAGAGCAGGAGCAGTGGAGGGCTGAAGTCTACGCCGAGGTTCTCAAAAAACGAGGCGAAGCCAAACTGGTCAAAAAGTTTGAGGAGTTGTACATTTGATGAAACAGACATTGACCACCGATACTCAGGGGAACATCGTGTGTGCGATTCATCGAGATGCCACGGTGATGAACAAGCACAACGAGTGCGACGAGTGCTTAGACGATGCCCACGAGGCAGAAATCCTCGCCCGCTAATGGAAAACCGTTTCAAGGGCACCTGTTACGGGTGTGGTGACTTCGTTCCCGCTGGGGAGGGAATCTACGAAAGCGGTGAAGTGTTTTGTACTGAACCAGTTGACCTGCAACAAGTACCTGAATCTTTGCGTGACCGATACAAGTTGACGGTAAAGCGTTGGGCTGTGTGTTGGAAGCGTGTCAATGAGATTCTAGGAACTGATTTTGCGACGGTGAAAGATTTGCTGGAACAAACAAAAGCCGAATACGAAGCGAACAAGCCAACTCCTGAAGAGATTGCCGCTAATCGTGCCGCCGCAAAAGAAGTGATGAAAGAAGATGCCAAAAAACGCCGACAGGAACTCGCCGACTTCAAGAAACGAAATGTTTGCCCACGATGCCACGGGGCAGGCGGAAGCGATGCGTGGCTCCACACAGGTTGGGCTTGCCACCGCTGTTTCGGTAGCGGTAAATACGCCTAGTCGTTCGTCTGATACCTAACATTTGCGTTCAGTGACCGCAGAGCGTCAATGGATGTCCTAAGAAACAAAAGCGATTCTCTTGCCGACTTCACGAGTGCTTCAGCAATCTTGTGTTCCCTGAAAGCGTCGGTGCACATCACATCGGCGTTCGCTTCACGGTCTCTAATCGTTCCCGATGTCTCCAAATAGACACCAGCCCAAACCTTCTTGAAATCCGCTTCTTTCTCTGCGGCATCCACCGCCAACTGCTCAAAGTTTTCGGTGCGAGCCTCCAGCGTTTCCACCAGTCGCATTATTTCTTCTTCAACATCAACCTGCGTTATTGGCTGACTTCTCACTCGCCTTCACCTTCAGGGTGTTTGCGAAGGTCAGCAAAAAGTGCTTGGTCGGTAACGCCGCACCATTCGGCAATCTGTCTGTATGGAACTCGGCGGCGGCGTAGTTGACGAACCAGTTGACGACGCTGTTGCCCTAGCCGCACAACGGAGTTCTGATGTTCCCGCATCATTTGAGTCAACAACTTGACCTTCTTCAAGTCATCTTCGATGTTGTCAACAATCAGGTTGTCGATAAGAACTTCACCCATATCTTGCACAGTCGCCTCCTAGGTTCTGTAAATCTACCACTCTGGTACGGTTGCTTCGATTGGATATCCAGTCACCACAATCGTGATGAAATCCGTTTTTGCTCGTTCTGGGGCATGAAACTCGATGGACTCAACATGTTCTCCAGTGTCATCAGAGAAAAGTCCTGCGTCAACCATTCCATCAACAGCCGCTTTGACTGCGGGCATGCAAGCACCAGTGTCTTGTAATCTGCCTTTCATTTCAAGAAACACGCTGATACGGGCTTGTGTCAACTGATGACAACCATGTTCAATAATCGCATCACGGTAAGCCTCTCTCCAATGTTTTGTGTTTTTGGCTCGTGTCCAACGATTACCTGAGCGTTCCGAGTTCACAGTCCACGGTCTTTTGCAGTAGTGAAACGAGTAGACGAGTTCGCCCTCGTCGTTGATGTCAACCACAATGTTGATTGGGCGGTCTGGCTCATCCATGAGCGTCAACCCTAGTCGACCTTTCGTAGCCTCAGCAGACCAAGGTTTGCCGCTTTACGAGGATTTCCGTGAATCCACTCGTGGCAACCGAAACACACTCCAAGCAGGTTTTCTGGTTCGTTACCGCCCCCTTGCGAACGGCGAAGGATGTGATGCACATGTTCTGCCATACCAGAACATTTGACAGTTCGGGCTTCGCATCTATCGTCACACCTTTTCAAAACGACGCCTCGAGCCTTGCGCCATTCAGCGGTGGATTTCGTCCGCCTCTTGAACTGAGTCCGTTTCAGCGGTTTGCCCCGAGCCAACGGCTTTCCTCGTCGCATCAGACCCAGACCCTAGTTCGCCAATCGACTCCAACATGGTTGACCTATCAGCCTCTTCAGCCAGTTTCTCGTACACCTTGAAAAAATGTGCCCTCAAAACGCCTTGGCTCTCAGAATCACAGATTTCACGCCATCCCAATACACACACCGCCTGCTCAACAACCTTGTTAGCGAACTCTGGACGCTTATAGCGCCCTGATTCACGGACAGCCGCCGTGACCATACCCCAAGCCTCTGCTGGCGACGCTGAGAGCCTCCCAGCGTTCTTTAGGACCTCTCTACGGACAGCCGCCGCCGATGGAAAGTGGTCCGAGACCCTAATGAGGGTTTCTGCCGCCTTTCGGCAGTCCTCAAACGCCAAATCCAACCAAACACCGTGATAAACAGCGGCGGTCTCTTTCGAAACTTTCGCATACGGGTATGCACTCGCCAACAAGGCTAGAACAGCCGCAGTTTCCCGTTTTTCCATCACAACACCACCATCCAACATTCCTCCAACGGCACTTGAACGAACGGCTCATCAAAAGTGTAAATCGTGTTCTTGAACACAACCTGACATCGACCGAGAACCTCACCAGAAACAACAATCATGCGGTCCCAATCGTCATTCAATGTGCAATACCAAGTCCTCGGTTCATGCGACCACTTGAGTTTTCTCGCCGCATAATGCAAACTTCGAAACGGAAAATCAGCACCATTCCATCCATGCTTGACCTCAACCTCGAACTGCCATCTCAATCCGTCACGGTCAGCCAACACATCTACACCAAACTGGTCCTCATTTACCCAAGCGTCGTAACCTCTGGTCTCTAAAAATCCGACCACTACCAACTTGGCTCTATCGTCTTGCTCATACAACGACAGGTCAAAAGGTTTGCCTGCCATCAGTCCTCCATAAACTCACGAATACCGCTCAACGGTCGCATTGTGCGTCGAGCCTCCCCACGCAACCTGTCAAAATGCTTACGAAGTTTCTCCGTTGACCTGATATTCATGCTCCAAAAATCATGTTGACATGCCCAAATGATTGCCGCCTCAACCTGCTCTGATGTGCGCCCGTCTAATCGCATCGCCTTTTCAATATGTGAAATCGACTTGTCATTCGTTGATGGTCGGTCATACCCATTTGCCTCTACAAGGTCAGCCAACAGTTTTGTCAGTCTCACCGCTTCTGACATAAAAAGGGACGGTTCGGTTGTACGGTTCTTGTACGGTTCGGGGGCATCTGGTGCCCCCCGCTCGGTCGTGAAATGCCCCCCGCTCGTGTCGTCAAATGCCCCCCGCTCCTCATCGAGGGGCACCTCATGCCCCCCGTGCATTAGCAAGTTGTATCCAAAAGGACGCTTATCAGGACGCCGAATATACGCCGCCACAATGCTGTCATCGCATCGTTCAATCACACCTCTTGCCTCCAAAACCCGCAATGTGTTACGAATAGCCCTCTCTGACAAAGTTGTGTACCTGCTAATGGTTGCTACCGCAGGGAAAGCCGCAGTGCCATCAGGGCGAGCATGGTTAGCCAAAGCAATCAACACAAGTTTCTCGGTTGCACTTTCGCATGCGGCGTCGTTCAGCGCCCACACGATTGCTTCAATGGACATGACAAGACCCTCCAAGGACGAACAACATACCGTGATATTCGGTTTGGCGGGGCGTTTGCACGGCGCCCCGCCAAACTCTTAGAACGGTTCTTCGTCGAGAGTAGGTGGACGCTTTGGCGCAGGCTGTTTTGCCGCAGGCGGAGCCGAGTCATTCATAAACGAGTCGATGACAGTCGACGCCTCCTTGGCGGTCAACTCGCTCAAATCGCCGAGTTCACGACCGATAAATCCTGAAGCGGCTTCCACTGGCGTCAGACCACGCTCCTTGGCGAGACGCTCAATGAAGTTGACCTGCTTCTGCGTAGCGGTACCGCCCCCAGCGGAGGGAGGGCGGGCTGGGGACGGCACCACCTTCGACTTGGGGAACATCGTAGAAACCTTTTCCACAGTCATCCCTCCACCACGGTTGATTACCTCATCCGCTGAGGCAACAGACCGTTTTGTGTCAGCGGCAAGTGCCGCCACGATAGCCCTACCCCAAGCCGAGGTTTCACACACCATGAGTTCAGAACCCCGCAAACCGCTTTGTAGTGCTGGAATCTGCTCCCATGCCATACCGACACCCGCCGCCTTATCTTCAGCGTTTCTGTAAGCGGCGGCTACGACAACGACGAACATTTTGTCACCGAGTTGAATGATGTCGTAAGGCTTTTCTGGATTGAGCGGTCGGAGCGAACCTTCAGGATATTTGTCCTTGAAGATTGCTAACCGTTCCGCAACGGTCACATAGTCATCTGAAATAGGCATTACTTATCTCCCTTGTTGTTGGTAAGCCGCATCGTCCGATACGAGGCGGTGATTTTGGTGAACTGTTTGTAGATATCAGGATGTGCTTTTTGAAAAGCCTTAGAATCAAAAGATTCTCGACCAGCAGTTTCTTTCCATGAAACTACTGTTTCGCCATTGAATGTTCCGATTGAGGCATCCAAAAGAATCTTGGCAAGACCGTCTTTAGACGCTTTTTCCATCTTCTCTGCGTCAGCCTTATTACGACGAGCCAAATCAAGTTCCACGATAAGTCGCATCGCCTCTTTGTCTAACTCGACAGTTTTTTCAGTTGCTTTGAAGTATGACGCTATTTGCTCTGCGTCGAGTTCAGCAACATGCTGTTCAACGGCGTCTTGATTCTCCACTGACTGACCAAACTCCTCAGTGACTTCCAGTATGTATTCTCGAGCCTGAGGATTATCTTTCAACTCAACTACCGAAATGTTTTGGCGTCTGTCCAGTACCACAAAAAACACTGGCGCCCCGTCAAATATCTCTGACTGTGCCCATCCCTGCGCCCGCCAATCGTCAGGCAAATCGTCTCCGCTTTCAATCGCATGCGCCGTGGTCGTCTTTACTTCAACGATGACCTCAGGCGTCTTCTTCTCGTAGTCGGCTGGCAGACCGTCGAATGACACCATCAGCCGCTCCTTGAGGTATTGAAACTCTGGTGTGACGAACTCCTGTCCAAGGATTCGACCAGCCTCCGCCAACAATGGAGCCTCCAACAAGTTTCCTCGGCGCATCGCCGCAGTCTCTTCCTTGACGGTGGGCGGAGTGATTTTGTCGAAATACAACTCGCCTCTGGTGCGCCACGGCGATACCCCTAACAGCACTGGGATGTCTGAGGCGCCAAATACGCATCGCCCGTTGTATCGCCAACGGTTCTCGAGCCATTGCTGGCTCCCGTGTTTTGGTTTTGGAATCATCGTAAATGTCATGGTTTTTCCTTCCTTTTCTTGGTTGAGAACATCTAAGCGGATGGGTGTTACACGGTTTCGGAATACTCGTCTTTGGCAAGCATGTGTTCAGGCAAATAGAAATCTTCTCGAACACGCTTTTTTTCTGGGCGGCGCAAAGGAACGAAAAATACCCTGACGCCGACCGGGACAGTCAAAAACCAGTCCATTGCCTCTAAACCGTTCTTGAAAGGTCCGAACAAAGCCTCGCCGCCGTTCGGTTGATTTACTACTGCGATTAGCGCAATATCGCTGTATTTGATGGCAAAATACTCACGCTCCGATTCATACTCTTCGAAGTCCAAGTTGACCCTCCTTCAGTCGTTGAGACAATCATAGTACGGTAACGGACTTTATGCAACCTTTCGGTAAAACAGTAACCTGACTCATACTTTCGTTCGTCAAATCGACAGTGCCAGCCACAATCAAGACCTTTTCATTTGCCTGAACCAAATAGCCCAAGGTTCGCATCGTGATACCAGCCAACTCCTCATCAGGCAATGGAAAGTCAATCCATGTTTCTGTGTGGTCCCAAATGTCTTCCCAAACAACCAAAACGGCTTTTGCCGCTTCCTGAAGCGGCTTATCCTTCAACGAATCAAGCAGAGTTGAATACTCGTCCACGATAAATCGCTTCTCCTTTGATGATTTGGATGATTTCGTAGGACCAGCGACCGTTTGGTAGTTCCGTCACAACCGCCATGCCTTGTTGCCATG